GCGTATACTTTATCTTCAGCATGATCTTGAAGATAATCTTTAATATACTGTAAAGGGGATTGGGCTTTAACTATTTCAACTTTATTTCCAAGGTATTTTTTGTACATATTCCATATAGAATATGATTCATCCTGAGAAATGTTATTTCTTAAACCACTTCCTACTACAACATAAAATTTAGTGATTTCGGGATAATCTTGAAGAGTTTTTTTAACTACACTAAAATGACCTTTTGTAGGTGGTTTAAATCCCCCTCCATATAAAGCTATTATATTAGATTCTTGCTCAAGTAGTCCTACTAATAAGGATTTTGCTAATCTATTCATTTAACAAAATTATTTACTTTTTGTTTAGCTTCATCAAATGTATCAAACTGTTGTTCAATATCTATTAATGACTTAATTTCTTGATTTGTTTTTTCCTTTTCAGCTTTTGATTTAGCTAATTCCTCAGGTGTTTTAGGTTTACCTACGGGCATAGGAAATAACTGTTGAATTTTTTCTGGGTCGAATGATTTATCAACGTCTTCAGGGTCATTGTTTACTATAACAATATTATCTCCAAATTCTTGTTTATATAAATCAATATTTGAAACTAAACCTTTCCAACTGTTTAATACAGCACTTGTAGGTAAACTTCTACCTCGTTCAACGTTTCGTTTTAAAGAAGTCATAGGAGAAACATAAATCATTATCATAAATGTTTTGTATCCTAAATTCTCTAATTCTTGTTTTTTCTTTAACAATGGTTTTGATGCAGCACCAGTTCCATCAATTATAATATTTTGTAGAGTACTTATTGCTTGAGTTTCTTTTTCTTTAGTAGATGCTCTAGCTTGTCCCATCAATTTAGCTGCTTGGGATAATTCTTCAGGTGACATTGAAGCAAAATCTTCTTTGCCTAATTCTTTTTTAAGAAGTTTTTCGTAGTCTTCATCCACATTTATCATGGTAAAACCCTTAACTCCTAACTTATTAAGTGTGAAAGTCTTACCTGCTCCGGCGGGTCCAGCCATAAAAATAGCTTTGGGAGTGGATTGGATTTCCATTAATAGTTGAACTAAACTTATCATGTTTATACATATTAAAGTTTTCGTTTAGCTATTGTTTTAAATTCAGTAAATATTGGGGAATGAGTTGGGTTTTCTAAATCAAACAAACGTTTAACTGTTTTAAATATATCAATGTTTTCTTCAAATGTGCGAGATGATTCAACTATTTCCCATCCTTTACCCTGCATTTTACCTTTAGCAGCTTTACGTTTTGATGATTTAAGCCATAAAATACCATAACGATCTATCTTTTTACCAAAACATTCTTCATAACATTGCCCATAGACTGCAGTTTGTAATTCGTATGTTGTTTGTAATTGATTGGATGTTTTTAGATCCAATAGCCATAATTCACCATTTATCTCAACTATCAAATCACAAGTTCCAGCTACCTGTAATATATCAGAAAATATATGAACTTCAGTTTCTATTAAAGTAGGGTTAAATTCTTCCCAAAATTCTACAAAACGTAAAAACATTTGCCATACATCTGGGTTATATTGGGGGCGACCTCGTTCATCTAAAAAATGTAATTCTGCCCCATTTAGGTATTCTTCACACAATTCATGCACTTGAGTTCCCTCTTCAGCTGCTTTTTTAACAATATGTTCAGAGGCAAATCCTACTTGTTTAAGCCAATTTTCAAAAAATTTCCCTTTAGGATAATATTGTAAAACATAAGTTACAGAAGGATAATATTTACTATTTCTTCGATAATATCGAGAATCTGGGAGGGTTATTTGGGTTGCATCTTCTGAGATTTCTAAAATTCGGTCATAGGATTTTTTGATGTTCCTTTTTTTCATACTAAGGATAGTTTTTTCTCCATTAATTTATAACTAGTAAGTGGAGTCGTATTTTGGATTAATTTGGTGAAATGTTCAAATCCCATTTCACTTGGGTCTTTCCCTTTTAGTTCTACTAAATATACTTCTTTTCCTTCATTTAAAAGTAATTCACAGAATTCTAAAGCTTTTTCAATAGCATCATTATCTAATGCAATGTATATTTTTTGTACCTTTGAGGTAACTATTTTTTTCATCAATGATGGTTGTAAGTTTTTTCCAAACAATGGGATAGCATTTCGTTTTATTGCTATTGCATCAAATGGCCCCTCACATAATATGATAGGTAAATCCCAATTAATAAATAACTCGAACGGTATTATATCGCGAGACACTTCGGGGTTACGGTATTTGATGAAAGGTTCTTTCTCGAATGATCTTGCGGTGAAATAATTTAATTTACCATTAGAATCATATGAGGGGATAATAATCATATTAGCATATTGTCCATATTCACAATATCCAATATTATATTTAATTATATCACTTTTGGCTATATTTCTTTTTTTAAGATAACTTAAAGCATGTCTTGAAATAAGACTTTCATCAAATGTTTTATACTCCTTAGGAAGTTCAACTAAATTAGAAGTTATAATTTCTTCAATATGATCCCCAGACTTGACTAAAGGTTTAAGTTGAGATAAAATTTCAGATGAAACTTCTATTTGTTTAAATAATGTAGTTATTTTTTGACCTTTTTTCCCACATACCCAACATTGCCAAGGATTATTACCTTTTTTATTTTCAGTAAAATTTATTTCAAGTTTTGGTTTGTGATGGTGACAAAAAGGACAATGATACGCCTGATTACCTCGAGCTGTTCTTTTACCTGTTCCTAATACAGAATTTACCAAATTGACTAGCAACTCATTTACCATAACCTTAATTTACAAAATTAATCTTCAAGAGCAAAATCTTTTCGATAAAATTTTCCTAATATATTATCATTAAACCAATCCTCAGGATTTTCTAAAACTTCATGTTTGAAAAGATATTTACATTCATAATATGTAAGAAGTTTTTTATTTGGAACTATGCATAGTATTTTTCTCATAAAATCATCATGTTTCTTTTGTTTTATAAGTTCCATGATAGGTTTTGCAGAACCATAATATGTTTTCCAATCTGATTCTTTGATTGTTTGTTTTGTAAGGGGTTTACGGCCTGGGCCAGATTGTTCTGATAATTCTTTTTTGGTGAGTTTTTTCTTTACATTGTGGTAAAGAGATTTTTTTCCTATATAGGATTTTCCAGAGGGGAGATGAGTAACAATATATATAAAACCATATGTTCCTTCCGGGAAATCTTCTATAGTAAATATCCTTTTATCTTTGTATAACCAATTATTCATAAAATTTACATATCTAAATTAACTAATATATTAGTATCTGTTATTGAGGAGAGTGGGAGTGGTTGGGCTAGTTTAGCTACGGCTAATAATTCTTTATTATTGTTATATAAACCTACTGTGGTTATATATGGGTCAAAATATGAACCGGTAGCAAAATCATACAATATACCACTATTTGAACTTCCTGAAATTAGTGTTGGGTTTTGGGAAAAATTAAATTCGTTTTGTCTAATAGTGCACTTATATTGGGTTTCGTATATAGTAAGGGTACTATCAAATGAACAGGTTAAATTTTGGGAAGCTATTATATCTTGAATAAATATAGTATCATTTACTCCATATAAAACAGAACCATAATTTACATAACCATACCCGTCTTGTCCAGGTACCCCATCACTAGTAAGGATTACCATTCCATGTTCATAAATTATATCTCCTACTTTTTCATTATTAAAAATAAGATTCCCTTCCCCATCATCAGTAATAGAACCACTTTCATAAGATAAACCAAATGTACCTGGTTTTATATATTCCCCAAATAAATTGGATGGGATTGAAATTACTCCAATTATCTCTCCTGAGCCAGTTGGAAAATATCTTGAAGCTAGAAGAGTATTAGTAAGATAATTATATGCATTTGGAGTATAAGCAGTAGTAGTAGTTATAGTTCCATCAGTATTAAAAGAAGCTGTTGTTACTGGGGATCCGTCATCCCCAAATAGGTAGTTGTAATAATAAAGTTCTCTGATGGAGCGATAAACTAGAAATTTATCTTGAGTAGATATGTAGCCTGTTGGGTTAGATCCAGAATACCACAATGATGAAGTTATATTTTCTCCTATAAAAAGATCTATTCCAGATCCAGTCAATGCTGAAGTACCTTCAAATGTAAAAAATTTATTTACCTTGAATGGCGAGACAGTAACGTCCGAAGTTATGAATGGTTTGAAGACGCTCATTCATTATTAGAAATCTAGTTTTACTCTTACAAGTGCTTCCTTAGTAAAATCTTTTATCAAAGGTCTTGACATTTTAGCTACAGCTAACAATTCATTAGAATCATTATAAAATCCTACAGTTGTGATATATGTTTGAGGTTGGTTAATAAACTCATCATAAATTACCTCGCCAGTAGAACCAGAAATAAATGTTGGGTTTTCAGAGTAATTAAATTCACTATTTCTAGCTCGAACAAATATATAATCTGAAGTTATAGTTTCTTGGGAGTTTAATGAGAAGCTAGCTCCAAGAGATATAGCGTCATATAATCCCCTGTTGTTAAATCCTTCTGAGTTGTTAGATCGGCTTGGAGCTACATTAATTGACTGAGATATAGCGTAAGGATTTAAAAGAATAGTTCCTAAATCAGGGAAAACTAATCCATATGAGCCAGAATTAGCAACATATCCTCCTCCAGTAATTGCTGAGCCATTTGATCCTGATACTAATTGGAATACTCGAGAAGAGCCAATAAACGTATTAACCGATACATCATTTGAATTATCAGTTAATTGAATAGATCCATTTGACCCTGAAAGGGTTAAATTCAAAGATCCAGGGAAGAGTGATTCTTTATATCTAGCTCTTTCAATACTAAGTACCCAAAAATGATCTCCGGTTACTACATTATTATCTGTTCCAAAAATAAAAGAAGCATTTTCATCTTCTAGAATTAAAGAACGATATTGCCCATACATTGTTTTAGTTGGTGAATTACCTGCTACAATAGAATTGTAAAGAGTACTACCA